ATATTGCGTGAATGCTTTGGAAACATCTTACGCATATACTTGATTTTATCTTTATATTGAAGTGGATTCTTTTTAGGATCTGCTGATTGAGATGCATATATTTTATATGCAGATCCTCTTGCAGTTTTTGCAACTGCAGTAAGTAACTTCTCATGTCCTATTGTTGGAGGATTAAATCTACCCCAAGCAACGGTAACATCTTTTGTACCTTCAGTTACGTATTGTGTAAAACTTTTAAGATTTAGCATTTTGTCCGCCAGATTTTCTTAGCTTATTGCGATCCTTCTGGCGAACTTGTGGAAGTAGTTTTTTAGCCAATCTTTGGATTGCGTTCTTTACACCAGGTCTTGCCATTTTCTTTTCCAATGCTCCTCTTGCTGCATAGGATAGATCTTGTTTACTCTTATTCTTAAGGAACTTCTTGATTAAAACATTCTTTGCTTGCTTGACTGAACGTTTTCTTAGAGTATCAAGATCGGCAATCTTTCTCCTGGCGCGTTTAGCACCCATTTGAATTTTGGCTTTATTGCGTCTTATTGCTTGTTTTAACTTTACACGTTGTTGGATAGTCAATAATTCATTGACTTCTTCCTCAGACATGTGATAGTATTTTTTAAACTCTAGCATATACTTTCCGCTCTTTCCATCAGGATCGGGACGGTGTGTCCCAGCCTTTTATAACATCGGGGCTGAAGTTATTATATGAGAACTCCAACCGATCAACTAATTTAAATGCACCTCCTTTAAGTTTGTCAATGGCAACATAACCTTCTGAACCGGTTACCTTAAAACCATTTTTAGTCTTAATAAAGGTATTCATATTTGATAGTTTATCTAGTTTATTTATAATCTTTAGCTTCCCATCGACGATTGCATTCTGCAAGTCAAATACAAGCTTAAGATTAGCTTTGTTACTTTTTGAGAAAAACGATAATATGTCATCTCGTTTTTTCTGTTGTGTTGATTTACCAGCTGGCGTAGATCTCTTATCAATTTCTTTTTGATACTTATCATTAATAAATTTAATAAGACTATCTACATGCCGAGAAGTATTGGTAATCTTTTGGCCAGCTCTCACATATTTGTTATTATGTGTCTCGATTATTTGCGCAAGATCTGGATTCTTTTCAATCTGCCTAAGAGTCGTAGAAGCAATCTTTTGGAATATTTTACCCGCAATCGACAACGATCGAGTAACTTCCTTCGTGTCCTTGGCGGAGAATACGACAGATCCAGATAAGTCGCGAACACGTGCATCATCAGCCCATAGTCCTTTCTTATTTTTTAACTTATCTACGTTAACGTCATAAGAAGCTTTCATATCTTCAAAGCTTCCACCTTTATATGCTGTATGAAATACTATACCAACTTTTGATGATAGTATCTTTTTAGCCAGATCTGATTTAGCCGGCACAGCATAAACTATTGTATTAGGGTGAAATGTTATATACTGCTCGCCCTGTATTGTTTCTTTTTTCAATTCTGGTTTTGTAAACATGATATCGCCTTGAATCACGTCTTTAATACCAGCATCTTTTAGCGCATCAAAGGCTGCTTTTAATTTATCTGATAGATCTCCGCTTGTATCATCATCAATATCAGCATGACTTTTATAAACCTTTGGTGACTTATTGAATATACCTTTTTTAGCGACAAAGAACTGACCGTCTCTTGGATCTGTTCCTGCAAATACCGCAGGTGCACCGTCCCATTTTACAGTAACATCACTTGCTTTTTCTGCATTTCCGGCCAGCATATCTCGAAGAGATCTTAATGCAAGTATTGCTTCTCTTGCACCTTTTACACCACCATAAATCACACGGTCTTCAATATGAGTCATGTGAGTATTTTTAGATTCTTTGAGATATTGACCGAAACTTTTCATTTAGTTATCCAATACATTTACTGCTGTTGCGACATGAGGCTCTTCAAGTTTTTTCCTGTTGGCAATATGTTCTTCCCATATTTCTTCTTTTGATTGACCGTGATATCTTACAGCATGATGATTATCTACTAGCAATTGATTGATATTATGATCTTTGCCATACCAAAGCTCACCGAGGATTCTTCCGAACTTTCCTCTTGCATCATCTTTATATGTTTTAAGAGTTAGGTCACCAGCATTTGTCCATTTTGTTAGGAAGTCTTTTGCTAATAACCCATATATCTTTTCATCAGCATCTGATGTTCTTGACTCTGGTGTATCAATACCATACAGTCTGATTCTTTGATTTCTCAACCAAACATCAAAACCTAAATCAATATCGACATCAACAGTATCACCATCAATTACTCGAACTAGTTTTATTTTATACTCATACATTGACTACTTTCATCCTTAGTTTGTTTTCGAGATGTTCAATGAGAACTCCTCTCATTAAATAAGCTTTATCTCTGTTTGTAAAAGAATACTCTCTAATATCGTCATCTGATAGTCTGAGACTGAACACATAGAAAGCACCTTTCTTTTCTACACGTGATGCTGCACCATTTGCAACTAAAAATGGATTAGCTTTTTGTTTATTAAAATCGACTATGTTAGACATTACCCCTCCTTTACAACGATGTGAATACATGCATCTTCCGAAGTAGATGCGGCGTAATTGACCATAGCATTTATAACTTTATCTGCTTTAGGTCCTCTATTGGTTATCAATAGGTATGATGCAAAAGTTGCTGCATACTTTGCAACAATCCAAATCTTGTCTTTCTTAGCAAGTTCTGCTTCAAAATTCTTTTCAGCTGATCTGTCTACTTTAACGGCATACTTTTTAAATAAACCTATTTCTCTTTTATCACCTTTAGCCATCTTTAAACCTTGAGCTTTTATAGATGTATAAGGTGGAACTGTTTCATTCATATATCTTTTTGCAAAGTCCATAAAGATTGTCCAGCCTGCACCTCCGGCTCTTGCTGCTTTTTGAACTATTTCAAATTTAGACGCAGACAAAGGAGCATTTGCACGAATATCCATCTTTCCATCAGGCTTAAATATTATTGTTGCCATTTTGTTTGTCCAGAAAGTACCTCTATCACTTTGAAGATTTATCTTATTTAGTGTGTATGTAGGTGAATCTGAGCGTGCTGGTGTTTGTGTTACTATCTTCGCTTTCTTCTTTACCTTTTTCAATGATATTGGAACTAATTTTCTTGAATCCAATAACTTCTTAATTGAAAGATTTAAAGCAGATACTGATGTAATATTTAATTCTTTCTTTAAATCTAATCCATCTTCAATAGCCCATATATCACCAGGATTCCATTTATCATCTTTCATTTTAGAGAATCCAGAGTTTTTAAATGCAGTATCTTTTGCGCTATAAATGTATTGCATTTCTGGTGAGTCTCTATGGAACGTATGTTTTTTATTTACATAACCTTGTTTAATTAGTATTTGACCTGATAGATATGCTGATACTCCCCAGCTTGCATCAAGTTCTTCAAATGTTTGTTCCAAAGTAGTTTTACCTGTTGAAGCTCTGCCTCTTGTTTTTTTCAATACTTCTGGTGTATAAAACTCAATAGGTTGATTTGGGTTCTTTAACATTGCGGCAAGATAATAACACTGCTGTGTTTCCGCATATGCTGTATTTTCTGTTCCTCCGCCTGATCCTTTACCTCCTCCAAAGACTGGTGATTTTGCAATCTTTGAGCTTGATATTGTATCACCATTTGTTTTATATAAAGTAAAAGCTTTTCCAGGATTGTCTTCAAAATCTTTTATTGAACCGTAGTTCCTTTCATCATCAGCCAGCTTGATTGTATCGTTATCAACGGTAACTATATCTGCTTTTTGTTGAATAAGTCTTTTGAGGATAGTGAGACGAGGTTCATTTGTCTGCGAGTTAGGTTTATCCCACTCAGCAGGAGTTAATGGTCTCATGCCTTCCTCCAAAAATGTTTTAAACTGTATCATGAATATATTTATACTTTTGTAACATTGACTCTTGAAGTTTGTAAGCTTCTTGCTCGAATGGTCTATCTAAATAATCTAAAGTAAAATCCATCTTTTCACCACGTTCTGACTGACGAACATGCACCATTTCATGGAATACTGCGGTAATCAAATCATCTTTACTCATACCTTTTTTCAATTCTATTTCATGAAAAGTCTTTTCAATCATAACTTGAAAACCCTGTGTTCCTTCCATTTTTACTAATGAAAATAAAACATCAAGGTTCTTTTTACGAGGCATCAGTTCTTTCAACGCAAACCAGAAAGCATCCTCAACGAGTTGCTTTTCTGATTTAGATCCACCAATGATTTCAAAATAAATCATTACCTACGCCTGTAGATATATGCATCCATTCTTTCGGCATCTTCTAGTTTTATACAATACATGTATCTGCCGCGATACTTATAAGCGTTTGGATTATTTTTACCAAGCCTTCCTTGGCATTTAACATAAAACTGATAGTCTTTATTGGCATCCCTTAAATCTTTATTAAGGTTAGTAACCATTCTCCTAAGATTGGCAAGAAGATCCATATCTTCTTTGCTGTTCTTATAGAAAGTTCCAAGTTTATTTGTATAATTTTTATAATCAACAATTGTCATTGGCATTAAGCTTCTCCTCTTATTTTTAAATTATCCAAAACTATAACATTATTATAGAAGTTATCAGAGACAACACAATCTATACCATATTCAAAGTGTCCATTTTCAAGATCAAAAACACATCTGTCTTTATCTTTATTATGAACCTTTTTCATAGGTATGCCATATTTGTCACCTACATTTTCGCACAGTTCAATCTTTTTAATTTTAGATTCGCCATGTTTTCCAATTATGTATTGACCTACGTAAATCATGCTAAGTTCCCCAAATATTGAATTAAATACCACCAAGTGTAGGTCTTACTATCTTCTACACCAAAGATCCAAAGAGTGTCAATCCAACCAAATGCAAATACTGCAAGGATTAGGAAGGAAAAGATTTCTGATATCCAAGTTCTCATATTCTGATTCCTTGTTCTTTAGCAGCTGCCTGCATAAGTTCAGTTATAACTGGTTCAAGTTTTTCTTCAAACCTTCTCCAATCGTGATCACGGTAGTAGTAACCACCTCTTTGTGAGTGTGGAACCCAACCAAAGAATTGACCGAATCGTGATCTTTTATTCATAAGACCATTATTGAAAAGATCGTAAGCCAAGTTAGAAGCAACTCTGAATTTTTCAAGATGCTTGTTAGTTGAACGAGGACTTGGTACGCTACCTTCAAGAGGTATACGTTCATCAAGTTGTTCTTGAAGTTTTTTGAATCCTTCGTGGACTCCCCATGATTTTTTAAATAGATCTAATTGTTCCATATTATTCTCCATCAATTAGTTAATTGTCCAACCGAGTGTTTCTACATACTCGGCACCTTTATCTGCAAAGATTGCCATGACTGCTGCTTCTCTTGGAGCAGTGTCCATATACTCAAGCTTTTTTCTAGCTTTAATGATTTCATTAGCTGAAAGAAGATCTAAGACTTTTTGCTGGTCTGCAGCATCTTCATTGTACATGTCTACCATATCATTTTCAATTGCGAAAGCTGATTTAGCTTCTTTTTTATTATCTTTGATAAGTTTTACTAGGTTTTCCATGTTTTTCTCCATCTTTATTTTTTTACCTTATATAACTAGTATACCACAAAAAAATAGTAATGTAAACAAAAAAATGCAGCCTAGCTGCACTTTTTTGCATTTTTTCCAAATACTGTGACATTTTTATCACAATTACATCTTGAAGTCTGAAAAGTCCTTCATATCTTCACCTGATTTAGTATTATCAAAGACTGGTGTATCATCGGTGAGAGTCTGTGCATTTTCCTCAACATCATATAATTTCATACGAGACCGATCTACACCAATAATAAACCTTTTATTCTGTACTGGATCATTATATCTGTTCTTTAATTGTTTTACCATCATCTGGCCGAGTTTATCAAGTTCCTCGGTGGTAACCAATGCAAACATTAGATCCGCGGTTGCGGGTAATCCAAAAGACTCGGATGTATCTTCAAGCCCAACATCCGAGCTAGAATAACCTGAACGAGTCGTTTGCGTTGCAGATACGATCGGTAGGTTAAATTCGACCGCAAGGCCACGTAATTCTTCAGCAATTGCTTTAACGTAAGAGTATGTGTTGATTGCACCGCCTAATCCTTTCATTCTTGAGCTTGAACATATATTAAGATAATCAATAAAGATTATATTTGGAGTAAAGTTTCTTTTGAGTTTTAATTCATTGAGTAATGCACGAAAATGACCTGAATGTGCTGCACCTGTAGGATATTCTTTAATGATTAACTTACCTACATTCTTCTGAGCAATCTTAGTAATTTTATCTTCAAACATTGTCTTGGATAAAGAATGAAGTTGATCAATAGGAATATTCATAAGGTTTGCATCAATTCTTTCGGCTATTCTTTCTTCAGCCATTTCCAAAGTAATATACAAAACATTCTTACCGAGTGTAAGAACTGAAGCAGCGTGATGACACATAAACAAAGACTTACCTACACCTGTACCGGCAAGTGCAACATTCAATGTTTTGTTTGGTAGACCATCTTTAGTAATTTTATTGAAATATTCAAGATCAAATGGAATTCTATCTTCAATCTTATGATAAAATTCAAACCTGTCATCTGAATTATCAATATAATCATGACCTACATTAGTGTCAAAACAAACACCGAGAGCGTCCGATAAGAGTTGTGGCAGTGCATCCTTTTTCAGTGTGTTATGTTTACCATCAATAATATTGATTGATTCCATAATAGCAAGATAGATACTTCTATCTTGACACCACTTTTCAGTTTCATCAAGTAGCCATTCTTTGTTTACATCTTTTGGTGTAAATACCTGACTAAGTACTTCAGAAACACCAGGGCCATCTTTTATATTTGCATTAGTTAACTCAATTGATAATGCTTCTTGAGTTGGAAGCTTATTATATTTGTCAACGAACTCAACCACAGAGTCAAATACAACTCTGTGATTGTTTTCGAAGTATTCTTTCTTAAGGAATGGAATTACAGAGCGTGTGTAATCTTCATCATTAATTAAGTTTCTTAGAATTGTCGTTTGAATGTTTGGTTCCATCACCTATCCTATAGTTGCCCGATTCAACAGCCTCAGTCATACAGTGCTGAAGAATAGCACCAATGTAATTACCAAAGTCTGGATCATTATCTAGTTCCATATCCGTTGGATTATCAACGATTGTATATTTAAAATCAAGTCTTGCAATATCATCATTGTCTTCAACAACAGCTTTTACTCTTCCATAGGCATATACAACGTCTTTATACATGCCTGTCTTTATTCTTATACAATGATGTTCTGGATATTTTTCATTATCCATGAATGTATAATCATTCTCCGATATCATCTTTGTAGTCTTCCATATTCACTACAGAACCAATCTGATAGTTTTTCTTTATATATTCTTTGAAGTCTGTTCCTTCAAGTATAGGCTTCCAAAATTCTTCGGTAAGAGTTTCTTTTTCTCTTACTTTACCTTCTTCACCTGCACGTTGATACCAGCCTGGAGATGGTTTAACTACGTATCCGCCTCCCATTGCTACATCAAGAAGACCTGACCATTTTTGGATACCGCCTTCCCATGAAACTGAAATAGGAATCTTTGACTTTTCACGCACAAACCTTGATTTTTCAACATTAATAACAAAGTGATAACCTTTGATTTCAGTACCAACTTTATCCTGTTGTCTACCAATAATCCAAATATTGTCCGCACTGTAGTAGATACCTGTACCGCCACCAACAATATCTTTTGGAAACAAGCCAATTTCTTTATATGTGTGGTTAACAGCAAGAAGAGGAATGTTCTTCATAGTAAGATATGGTGTAACCATTCTAAACAAACCTTTCAGTGCTTTTGCACGTGACATATCAGCAACTGATTTTTCATTTAACGCATCTTCCATTTCTTTCTTTGATGCAAGGTTACCGATTGAGTCAATTACAATTACAACTTTATCATCTCTATCGAGTTGTTCAAGTTGATTGACTAAATCAAATTTTAATTTTTCAACATCTGTAATTGGTGTGTGTAATACTTTCTCAATATCAATACCAAATGTTTCAAAGTATTGTTGAGGAGAACCAAACTCAGAATCATAAAATAACATTACAGCATCATCGTGTTTCTTTAAATATGCACTTGCCATTTTCAAAGCAAATGAAGTTTTAAAGTGTTTTGACTGACCGGCCAATACTGTAAGACCGGAACTTAATCCACCTTCAACATCGCCAGACAAAGCGACATTAATCATTGGAACGTCAGTGGTGACAAAGTCTTTGTCACGAAAGAACTGTGATTTACTAAGGATAGCTGTTTCCTTAATCTTTGAGTTCTTTTTTAGTTTATCCATTATTGACATTCATTATCTCCTAAAATTATATTATACCATAAATTGGTCAAGTTGTACAACACTTTTTTCATAATCGTATGACTTGGATTTGTTGCACTGAACCATGAAAGGTGTGTCAATCATACGGTTACTTAATCTTCCATCGCAAAACTTCAATACATGTTCAGCCATATCTTGTGCTGTAGTCACTGGTACGTTTTGACAAATATGATTAAGATTTTTTAATCCACCTTGCAATATAAAATCATCAGGTAATCCCATAATATGCAAGCATTCTCTTATTGTTAAATATCTATCTTCATCAGGATGTGTAAGACATGTTGGTGTGCTACCTACAAACGCACCAATATAGTCTTTAGGAATATAAACACCTCTTCTCATAATATTCCCGCCTGATTCAAGTTTAGCATGCATGGTCCTACACCTTGTTGCTTCTTTTTCAAAGCCGTGCTTGTCCATCCAATCAGCAACTTTTGCATAACTTATATTATGATCTTCAATATAAAGTTTTACATCAGTGCTTTTTTTAATTTTGTTTTGAAAGTCATTATGACTGATACCGCCCTCAATCTCATTGAGAACGTACTTATAGAACGGGTCTTCCGTAGGAGCACTTGATTTTACCAGGACTGACATTGGATCATTTGGATCCCGTTTCACGGAACGAATCGTTTCCTCAATTTTCTCATGCTCTCTAGTTATATATTCAAATTGAGGTACCTTTTTGCCCTTCCAGAAAAAATAAAATGCTCTATCTCTTACTTGTCCGAGTCCATGAAGGATAGACTTTGTTTTATAGAGTGAGAAAGTATATCCGAACTGTTGTCCAATTTCTCGAAGATCCCTAACGACAGGCTCTCCCATTTTCGAAGCGAGTCTTGGTGCATTTTCACCCCAGAATACTTGAGGTTTGAGTTTACCCAAGACATGAGTGGCTGAGGTACGCATCCAATCATTAGCAGCAGCGTTAGAAGAAGCTGAAGTATTAAGGCTAGACAACCCAGCACAAGGACAAACGGTATTAATAACATCGACAGAAGGTACGTCAGGTACCCCACCATCTCCAATAAGATGGTAGGGAACTTCTCTTTTGTAGTATTCAACAAGGTGGTTATCGTTTGCATTAAAATCCTCATATGATAATATATATTCTGGTTTCTTGCCAAATACGTTTTGCATGGCAATTGTTTCGCCGCCGATCAATGGAACTATACTAGCGTACTTCACTGATTTGCTTGCTCATTGGTGATGTACTCATATACATCAAGCTGTGGTGTCCAACCTAATTTTTTAGCTGGTTCGATATTCAGTGTGTTATCATCAGCTTCACAATCATCACCATCTTCTACAGGAAGATCTTGATAACCTACAGCCTGACCGAGCTCAGAAACTACTACGCCTTTACTTGTACCGATATCATATGCTCTTTCAACTGTATTTAGATCTTTTTCCATAAGTAGCATAATGAAACCAACTACATCGTCAACATGAATAAAATCACGTTTGTGATTAGTAAGATATTTTATATTGCCACTTACGAGTCTACCTACTAACATTGACTCTCTGGCTTTTGGTCCATACACTGTACTGAACCTTAAACCTACTTGACCAGGCATTGCAGTTTCTTCATTTACTTTTTTACTAATACCGTATGGCGATGCTGCCCAGTTATGAATGCAAGATGAAGATGCATATATGAGAGGTACACCTG